TAGAGGAGATAATATAGCGGTAATTGATCTTGTGGGATATGGTCAAAATATAGGCACAGTAGCAACTGCAGCTCAGACATACGACAACTCATACGGTGCGGCATATTGGCCATGGGTACAGATAAAATCAGCAGAGACTGGAAAGCTTAACTTCGTTCCTGCTTCTACGATGGTACCTGCGGTATATGAGTACAACGACAAGATCAGCGCAGAGTGGTTTGCTCCGGCTGGTTTCACAAGAGGCGGAATGAGCACGGTGCTTCAGCCAGAAAGAAAGCTTTCGATCGACGATAGGAACACTCTATACCAGGCTAAAGTAAACCCGATCGCAACGTTCCCAGGAGTTGGTACAGTGATATACGGTCAGAAGACACTCCAGCAGAAAGCATCAGCACTTGACAGAGTTAACGTAAGAAGACTTCTGATAGCGCTTAAGGACTACATCGGTCAGATCGCAGACGGACTGGTATTCGAACCAAACACTCAGGTGACAAGAAACAAGTTCCTGAACGCGGTGAATCCATACCTGGCAAGCGTACAGCAGAGACAAGGTCTTTATAGTTTCTCAGTAGTAATGGACGATACAAACAACACTCCATCAGTAATAGACAGAAACGAGCTGGTAGGTAGCATATACCTGCAGCCAACTAGAACTGCGGAATTCATTTACTTAACTTTCAATATCTTGCCGACGGGTGTCACTTTCGGATAATTTAATAAAATACAAACATGGATAGAAATACCGTAGTAAGAATCGCAATACCCTTGTCCCTTTACGAATCAGTGAAGGGTAAGGTACTAAGCGAAGCTTTGAATAAGGACATCAAAGCTTTTGGACAAGATCTTGATAATAAATTAAAAGCAGCTGGTATTAAAACTTTAATTCTTGTTGGAAAAGAATCTACACCTGAGCAAAGAGATCAAGTTAAAAAAACTCCAGGTTTAGCAATACTTGAAGTAAGTCAAACCCCAGAGACTCAATTGATGGTTCTTTATTATTCTCCAAAAGATAAGAGTAAAGTCATGAAAGCTGTGGATTATTTCCAATTAATTCCATATGATGGGCAAGTTCTTAAAAAAGGTTGGTCAGCTAAACAAGTTAAAGGGGCTATTAATCCTGGAGATATTTATAAGCAAGAATCAGGAGAAGGTCAAATTCAATTTATAAGATTAGCTAAAACTGATCCAAAAGTTAAAACAGTATCAGAGACTGAAGAACCTAAAGAAAATGAAAATGCTTCAGGTTGGCAGATTTATTCTTCTGAAGGAAAATACCCAAACATAAAATACGAACCAGTTAATGATAAGGTATATAAAACAGAAGATGAAGCCAAACACATTGCATCTATTATAAATAAACAATATCCAAATAGTAGAGTTTACGTAAAACCTGCTGGATCTATAGATGAAGCTAAAAAGGCCGCAGAAAAGAAAGCAGCTGATATTAAAAAGAAAAAAGAAGCGGAGGCAAAAAAAGCTGAAGCAGAAAAAAAGAAAGCCGCTGAAGCAAAGAAAAAAGCAAAAGCATAATAATTATACTAAAAAGATACTACAATGGCAGGACTATTAGATCCATCAGAAATATTTTATACCGCATTTGAACCTACGGTAAGTAATAGGTTCATAATGTACATCGACGGTATCCCTTCATACATGATTAAAAAGGCGTCAGCCCCTAGTATAGAAATGGGAGAAATCAAGCTCGACCACATCAACACTTACTTCAAGATAAAGGGTAAGGCTGAGTGGAAGGACATGGAGCTCTCTCTATACAACCCTATATCACCATCAGGACAACAAGCGTGTATGGAGTGGGTACGTCTGCATCATGAATCAGTAACTGGCCGCGATGGTTACTCAGACTTCTATAAGAAAAATGTAACCTTGAATATCATTGGCCCAGTTGGTGATATCGTAAGTGAGTGGGTTATAGTAGGAGCATTCATCAAGACTTTCACAGCCGGCAACTACGACTGGTCTACGTCAGATCCTACAGAGTTGACACTGACTTTGGGAATGGACTATTGTATACTCAACTACTGATCTTTAATTATTAAGCAATACCAAAACACCATAAAAAAGAAGCTCCACTCAAAAGGAGCTTTTTTCTTTTTAGCTAAATTCAGTTATATTCTTCTGATAGAGGAAAACTTACAACCTCGATATATATAATAAAACACAGTTACAATGGCAGAACAGAAATTTACGGTTCCAACAGAAATGGTCGGTCTACCTTCAAAAGGCCTAGTTTACGAAAAATCAAATCCACTTTCAGCAGGTGAGATCGAGATGCAATACATGACAGCAAAGCATGAGGACATCTTGACAAACATCAATAATCTGAAAAATGGTACAGCAATAGAGAAGACGCTTAAAGCTCTGATCTCAAGTGATGTAAAATACGATGATCTGATTCTTGGTGATAGAAATGGTCTTCTGATTGCAGCGAGGATCTTAGCATACGGAAAGGACTACCAATTCAAGTTACCACATCCAGAGACAGGAGAAGAGGAAGTAGTAAATGCAGACCTTCAGACAATGGAATATAAGACCATAGATGAGAGCATATTTACTGGAAAGAATGAGTTTGAATTCACACTGCCTTTCTCTAAGAATAAGATCACATTTAAGCTACTTACTGTAGGAGACGATAAACGTATCGATGAAGAGGCAAAAGGTCTAAAGAAAGCGCTAGGAACTGAGCCAGGAGCGATCAGTCTGAGAATGAAGCACCAGATCACATCAGTAAACGGAGACTACTCAGCAAAAACAGTCAGAGAGTTCATCGACACAGCGTTCATGGCAAAGGACTCAGTAGAGCTTAGGAAGTATATCAATCAAATCACCCCAGACATATCTACAAAGATCACCGTAACTTTTAAAGACGGAAAGGAGACCGAGGTTGATTTACCAATGACAGCAGAGTTCTTCTTTCCCGGGAGTGGAATATAGAGCAGTCTACATGCAAGAGGTTTTCGAGTTAGTCTATCATGGAAATGGTGGATTTAACTGGTTTGACGTCTGGAATATGCCAATTCCTCATCGAAAGTTCAGCCTTAAGAAGATCAATGAATTCTTAGGAAAGGTCGAAGAACAGCGCAACCAGCAGCAACAAAAGGTTACAGAGAAGACCGACATGTCAAAGTTTAAGATACCAGACGAGGTCAAACAGGCTATGACAAAGGCTCCGGATTTTGTTTCGAAACCAAAGCCTAAGAAGTAGTCATGTTTGATATTTATACCTATACACACTAGAAAATGGCAGATCCAAATCAAAATCCACTACCAGATCCAAAAATAATAGATCAAGCTAGGGATAAATATAAGGGGTTAAGAGATGTAATGCAAGAGGCTTTAGGCATACAAAAAGACTCTGCAGACATTTTAAGAGAATCATTGAGAGATCTTGAAAAAGAAATAAAATCATATGATAAGATAAATGCTCGTTTAGATGCTCTTAAATTAGATACATTAAATATAAAAGAACTCGAAAAAGAAATTTCTGTAATTAGTCAAAAGAAATACATCAATGAAAGAAAATTAGATGATTTACAAAAAGAAAAGGCTAAACAAGGGTCAGCTTTTAATGAACTAACTTTAAGAGTATCTCAAGCTCAAATTAATTTAGATAAACAAAAATTAACTGGAAATGCTACGTTAATAAAATTAGCAGAACAAAATCTTAAATTTAGACAAGATGCGCTAGATGTAGAAAAATTATCTATTGATGAAGCTGAGGCGGCTATTAGATTAAATCAAACTCAATTAAAATTTACAGAAGATCTTCTTAAAACAGAAAAGAAAATAAATAAAGAATTAGGAGTATCTGGTGATATAATGAAAATATTTGCTAATAAATTAGGTTTAGGAAATAATATATTAGCAGATATGGTAGAATATGCAAAAAAAGCAGAAATAGAAAAGAGAAAAATATCAAAATGGGATACTTTTATAGTAGGAGTAAAATCAGCAGGTAAAGCAATAAAAGAAAACCTTAATGATCCTCTTGTAGCTTTTAGTCTAGTTAATAAAGCAAATAATATGATACTTGGTGGATTAAAATCTGCTTTTGATTTCATAGCAAATATAGCAAAAAAGATATTCTCATTAATATCAGGTTGGAATAGTCAAGTATTTGAATTTGCAAAGAATCTAGGTATAGGCGAAACTCAGTCTAGAGCAATGATGAACCACTTCCAGGAGATGGCTCTTACATCAGGTCCTCTATTTCTAAGTGTAAAAGGAATATCAGAAGCATTTACAAGTATGACAGAAAGCTTAGGTTTTATTGCACCTATGAATAATCAAATGCTTGAAACTGCAACATTAATACAAAGACAATTTGGACTTACTGCAGATCATATTCAGGCAATAAATACAATCTCTTCTTTGAGTGGAAAATCGTTCAAAGATACCTTTGATACAATTACAGCAATATCAAAAATAGAAGGTGGAAGGAATAAAATCATGATGACTGAACGTCAGACTATGGGAGAAATATCAAAACTTTCTTCTAGAGTCTTGATGAACTTTAAAGGAAATATTCCAGCCTTAGTACAAGCAGTGGTTAATGCTAAAAAATTAGGAGTCGAACTTAATGATATACAGGGTACTACAAGTCAATTTTTAGATTTTGAGTCTAGCATATCTAAAGAATTTGAAGCTCAGATGTTTACTGGAGAAGACTTAAATCTCCAACAATTAAGAAGACTTGCTCTTGCTCATGATACTAAAGGTATGATGGAAGAGATTGGTAGAAGGATTCCTACTCTTGATAAGTGGAATAATATGAATACACTTGCTCAAGAGGCATATGCTGAAGCTTTGGGTATGAGTGCAGATAAAATTGCTGAAATTATACAGAAACAACAGATAGCAAATAGATTAGGACTTGATGCTTCTTTAAGTTCTTCTGAGATGTATAAAGCATTAATGGATCAATATCAAAGTCATGAGAAGGTAGTTGAAGTAATGAAAGCTGCAGGAGCACAACAATATTTGAATGCTTCTATGGCCGAAAAGATTGATACTTTCATGCAAAATGTAAAAAATACTCTTGGTCAAATGCTTGAAGGTGAATTAGGTCAGACTATAACAAAATTTTTAAATCTACTAAATAACGCAGAAAAAATTAAAGAAATAGTAGGAAAGATTCAAGGATTTGTAAAAGGTATAGTAAAATTTTTTGGAGATTTGCCAAATACTATACAAAAAGTAATAAAAGGTACTGCTATATTTTTAGGATTATTAGCCGCTGCTCAGGGGGCAGCAGGCTTAATAGCTATAGCGACTGGTAATCCTGTACTTGGAGCAGCTCTTATTACAGGAGGAGTAAAGATGGGAGCGGCAGCATATGCAGCAAATTTTGCCGCTGATGAATTTAAAGATCTTATTAGTGTATCAGATAATGCTGTAAGAAATCAAATTACGCCAAATGTAAATATTTCAAGTCAACAACCAACTACTCAAACTAATCAACCTGTAAATGTATACATGAAACCACAGTTTACAGTAGATGGTCAACCTTTACATGTACAAACATTTGAAAATGGGTTATCAACTGCACCGGTAGATAATAGTGGAGGTCAATATTTTTCTATAAAAAGTTATTCTTTCCCAGGACAACCATCAAAATAAATAAACCTAATGGCCTTAGTAAACCTAAAATCTATATACACAGATCTGAACTGGTCTTATAATAACCAGGAAGATACTACTGTACATACTGATTATACACCTGAAAATGTACCTGCTCAAAAGAAGTTTAACTTACTTCCATCAATAAACCAATCAGCATTTTATAGAAGAAACGAAGCAAATATAGGACTAGATCAAGTTCAGTCTGTTTCAGAAAGAGGTGGATTTAACGGTATAGGAAATCTAAAGACAGGATTAAAATCTTTGCTTTTTGGAAGTGACAAGCCTGGAGGAGGTTGGTCAGGACAGCCATTCATTACTTTTGATATGGATGGTACTGCCCAGCCTGGAAATATTAAAACAAGTGATAAATCTCTAGTTGATTTTCCAAAAAGAGGTGGAAACTATCCATCAAACGATATAGACTTTAGAAGAATTCAAGCATTTCTAAATACTCCAAAAGGGGATACGTTCTTAGAAAAGCAAAGGGCTTTGCAGTTTATGAATCCTAGGACTGAGACTGGTACGAGTATGAAAACTTCTACCGATTCTAGAACTCTTCCAGGATTGATAGAAAATACTCGCGTATACTCATCTGATAATTTACTGAATCAAATAAAGGTACAAGGAACAGGAGGTCATGTATCTAGAATAGGAGCATCAAATCTTGCAATACAGGATGATTTCTATGCAAATACAGTAGGACTTCAGAATATTACAAACTCATCTGCTTTAAACAGGCTTGCAATATTACATAAGTTAAAGATTGCAAAGTCTAATGCTAATATGTTCTCAAGCCTTGATCAGTTCTTAGGCGCAACAGAAAGCACATTAGCGGCAAAAAGCTTAGGAATATCTACAAATCAAACTCTACTTTTTAATTACCCAGGAGGACCTAACTCTGGAGAAAAATCTGGAAATACAACAATAGGGAGATATGTAGATACAACTTTGGCTGCAACTATAAATCCTCTACCT